ATGCTAAAAGACCTAAAAATGCTAAAGGTTGAAGAAGCATTTAAGGATATTAGTCGGACTGGTTCAACTCCAGGAGTCATTAAATCACTTAGAATTAAAAATGGAGCATGAACCAGATTTCAACAAGTATTGCAAAGCCTGCGGGGAAAGCGATGAAGGATATTGGCAACATCGGGCTGAAATATCAAGGCGAAGCCTTCAGGAGTTTGAGAATCGAACTACTATGGGACATTTAATTGATGGTTTGAAAGGGTTTATAGAGTTTATTAACTGGCCTAATTTCACAATGGCAATCCTTATTCCTTTAATAGTCTTGGTTTTAGGAGACCCATGGTATGCTTTAGGAGCATTTATTATAGGCTGTGCGCTAGCAGGATCAACATGAACTATAACGTTTGGGGCAATATAATATCCTTACCAGAATCCACTAAAATAGGGGCTTATTGTGATTTGGGCGACCCAAATATAGGCGAAGATTGTAAAATTCAATGTCATGTATCTATTCCTCCTGGCTGGGACATAGGCAATAGAGTATTCATCGGCCCAGGCGTGCATTTCGCCAATGATAGAAAGCCTAATTTACAAGATACATTTGAAATTCAATGTGGTATAATAGGGGATGATGTAGTAATAGGGATGGGAGCTTTAATACTTCCATGTAAAATAGGCAAAGGAGCATTTGTGGCGGCAGGGTCGGTTGTCGTGAAAGATGTTATGCCATTTACCAAAGTAAAAGGAAATCCCGCTAAAGAATATGCCTAAAAAACTAGAAAAAAAATTAAAAAGCACCGCAAGAAAGAAAGGATTAACAGGCAAAAGAGCTCATGCTTACGTGTATGGAACTTTAAGGAAAACAGGGTGGAAATCCTCTTGAATTTTATGGAAGAACCGATTAAGCCGGTAGATAATCGGCAACCTGATGGAAGATTTGGGCCCAATAACAATGCTAATCCAGCAGGAAGGCCAAAAGGACAAACTCTGAAGGAATATCAAGCAGAGCGTTTTCGCAAGATGAGCGTGGAAGAAAAAGAAGAATATTTAAAGACAATATCTTTATCAGAGAGGTGGAGAATGGCAGAGGGAAATCCTCATCAATCTTCAGATATGAGAGTTGAAGTGCCACCTATCCCAATATTAAGCGATGCTTTACCAAAAGACCACGGCGACAAACAAGGTGATGAGCCTTCAGAAAAGAATTAGAGCAGTGCAAGGTGGAACATCCGCCAGTAAAACAGTTTCTATTATTCTTTATCTAATACATTTGGCTCAGACGGACAATTCTCCCACATTGACTTCCATTGTTTCGGAGAGTTTCCCCCATTTAAGAAGAGGAGTTATGCGAGACTTTGAAAGTATTATGAAGCAACATAATTATTTCAAAGACAGAAGGTGGGATAAAACAAATAGTGTCTATACTTTTGAAACTGGTAGCAAGATTGAATTTTTTAGTGTAGACCAGTCAGAGAAAGTTAGAGGAGCGAGGCGTGATAGACTTTTCATCAACGAGTGTAATAATATTTCTTTTAGTGCTTTTGAGGAATTAGAGGTGCGAACTAAAGAATTTGTATATTTAGATTGGAATCCGACAAATGAATTTTGGTATTACACAGAAATAGCTGGGCGAAGAAATGACGTAGAACATATCACTTTAACTTATTTAGATAACGAGGCTTTGGAAAAAGAAATTAAAGATTCAATCGAACAAAGAAGAGAAAGAAAAGGCTGGTGGCAAGTTTATGGTTTAGGACAGTTGGGCGAAGTGGAGGGCAAGATTTATAAAGATTGGCAGATCGTAGATGAAGTGAATCATCACGCTAGATTGGAAAGATACGGATTGGACTTTGGGTATTCAAATGATCCTACTTCCATTGTGGCAGTTTACTACTATGATGGAGGATATATCATAGATGAGATATGTTTTCAGAAAGGCTTGAGCAACAAACAGATTGCCGATATACTAAACAATCAGCCACAAATGCTGGTGATAGCCGACAGCGCAGAACCAAAAAGCATTGATGATATTAAAAGTTTTGGAATAACTATTTTGCCCGCCGAGAAAGGCAAAGATTCAGTTACTAATGGGATTCAGTTGGTGCAAGACCAAAAAATATCAGTTACCAAAAGAAGCGTGAATGTTTTAAAAGAATATAGAAATTATTTGTGGGAAATTGACAAAGATGGTAAAATTCTAAATGTGCCTGAACACACTTTTTCTCATTCAATGGATGCCATACGATATGCTCTGACTTCTCTCATTAAAAAACCTACATTGCCTATTCAAAAGCAGTCATTACCAAGCAAAATGTATTATTCAGAATTAGGAATATGAAAATCACTTTGGATATTAAAAATATGGAGAACGCCAACTTTACCCCTGAAAGGTTGAGAATGTATGAAGAAATCATAACTGCTCTTATATCTTCTGGCGGATTTGATGGTGTCAAAGGAGGCCAAACTATTATTCATTTTGATGCTTTAGGGATATTTCAAGGGGTGCAGTTAAGTTACTGGCCTTACAGACGCAGAAATTATAAGATATAAACTTGACAAATATTTCAATAGGAATATAGTTAAGTAAACCTTACCTCAACAACAGGCGGACAAATAAGTTCAGCCATTTTTCACATGAATATTTTAGATAAACTTTTAAGTAAAAGAGGGATTAAAAGTCCTGATGAACTATCACCTGAAGAGAGAGTTGATTTTGATAATTGGCGTAAAATACTTTCCAAAGAAATTCTGACTATTGAAGATATAAAATCATTCTGTCAAAGTCAAATTGATGTCATTGTAGGAAAGTGGGCGGACTTAAATTTAGATACTGATAAAAAAGCACAACTCATTCCATACTTCACTGTCTACACCATTATCAAACAAGTTACAGATTCTCCGAAGGTCGCACGAGAGAATCTCGAAAACCAACTTAACCAATTATTAAAATGAAACACGATTCACAAGGAAGACAATTTATAGCACAACACGATGTTCGATCGGCATTGGTTAGTGCTAATGCTTCCTTAACCACAGGCACAGCTACCTCCTTGATATCTGGGGATGCTGACTATTTTTTAGATATCGTAGAAATTACTTTTTCCAACAACACTACGGTGGCTGGCGGAGTAAGTAATGTAGATTTAATTAGCGATGGCACAATCGTTCGTACTGTGTCGTGTCCCCCAGGGGTTACCCAATTATTCTTTGATGCACCCTTGAAACAGATTACTAAGGGCACGCCTTGGAATGTAGATTTAGTGGATATTACGGGGGACACCATTGCAGTAGGGGCTACCCTCATTAGGAAATTAAATTAAAGGTCGGTTATTAAAAAAATAAATTCATTAGTATGCCTAGAAAAAAAAATGAAGAAAAAGAAAAAGTGGAAGAAGAAGTATTAGAAAGTGTGCCAGTAGCACCGCCAGAAATAGAAATAAAAGAAGTAGCTTTTTTTACTCCTTCTCTTAAAGCAGAGTTAGAGTTTCTCTATGCTAAGTTAAAAGAGCATGGAATAAACAGTATTGGAGATTTAGAAGTTAAGATTAGTAGATTATAATTCATTGAGCTTTTGAGCCAAGCTCGTTAATCACTCAAGAATATTTATGGAAGACGTTAATAAAGCTCCGCAGTCTACAGAGCCAGTTGTTGAAGAAGCAACAAAAGCAGAACCTCAAGGGGGAGGGGATGCACCAGGTTCTAAGACTGACCCCACTTTACTCTTAAAATCCTTGCAGGAAGAAAGAGAAAAGCGACAAAGGTTAGAAGAAGAACTTGCATTATTAAAAACCTCTGTTTCTTCTGATGTTTTTTCGGACGAAGGGAAAGTCTTACAGCAAAGGATTAAAGATCAAGATTCGAAAATTGAGTCTATTCTTCAAGACAATGCTAAAAAGGACATTCTTATATTGCATCCTATTATGAGGGAAAAGTGGGAAGAGTTTGAGACTTTTCGCAATAATCCCGAAAATAAAGGAATGAATCTAAGAACCGCCACCAAGGCTTTCCTACTTGAAAATGGACTGTATGAACCCACTAGGAAAGGCTTAGAAAAAACCACCGGTGGTCAGAGAGTACCTACTAATCAAGGAATGTCCGTGGAAGACATAAAAGCTTTGAGAGAGACCAATTTCAGGAAATATCAAGATATGCTTGAAAAAGGTTTGCTCAAAGTATAGTCGCAGGAGAAGAATTAAAAACTTAATATATGAATTTAACAAATTTTGCAGAACAGTTTGCTAGTAAAGTTCTACAAAAGACTTATCAGAACGCTGTTTACCGTGGAATTACCAACGGTGATTATCAAGGGGAATTCAAGAAGAATGGCGATAGAGTTAATATACTTTCTTTCTTAAATTCAGGCGAGCTTCAGGATTATTCAGTTGGCACTGATATGTCAGTCCAACAGATGGTAGATGCTGAAGATCAACTGATTGTTGAGAAAAGGAAAGCATATAACATCTCGCTTGATCGTCTAGAAGACCTCTTTACCTATGCCACTGACATTCCAGAGTATTTGCTCAAGGAACAGTCAATGGTTTTGGAAAGAACCACTGATGCGTATGTGTTAAATAAGGCAGCTGAAGAAACCAAAGCTGGCAACTGGATAGGAATAGACTTCTTTATTGCAGGAGCTGCTTCAGGTACTTCTGCTTCCATTACTACTACTGCTACTGGTGGTAACTTCACAGTCGGCTCGACTGGGGTAGCCACAGTAGAAACATCAGTCGGAGCTTCTGAAAATCCTCGCGACGGAGTTGTATATTTTGCAGGCTTCCAAAATGCTGACCTTTACAAGGGGGTTCGTTTGGTTTCGACAGCCGCATTTGTCTCTCCTTGGTATCGTATTAGCTCTATTACCAGTTCTACGGTAGCAGCCATTACGGAGTGGGATGAGGCAACTTCTGGCCCAGATTTTGAGGAAAATTACACTCTTCGTGGTCTCTTCGGAGGCGATGGAGTTAATTTCCCTAAATATGGTTCAACAGGGGATGCAGCTCTGACCACCATGATGGGTCTTGGTTGGGAATTTCAAGCAGCTATACCGACTTCGGTAACAGCTGCCACTATCTACGATCAAGTAACACTACTTGCAGAAGCTCTTGATAAAGATGAAGTACCAGCCGAGGGGCGACACTTAACTGTAACTCCTCAGCTTATTACTCAACTTCGTCAATCTTCAGAGATGCAACCGACTGGTATTTCAGAAATCTATACTGGTACGGTCTTGAATGGTCGGGTTATGAGAGTGGGGGCATTCGATGTTCACAGTGCGGCAGGCTCAAGAGTATCGACTCGTGCTGGTCATTCACCTGGTTCAGGTGTGGCTAATGATGTGGTTCTTAGTGCTGCCACTACGGGTTATCAGCTTCTAGCCAATCAAATGGGCTTTATGACTTATGCTGATAAGTGGACTGAAAGTCGTGTTGTAGACGCAGAGAATCAATTTGCTAAGAAATATCAGGGACTCTATCTCTTCGGAGCTAAAGTGCCTCGTGGTAGAAGGAAATATGGAGCTGTACTCTTTGCTTCCTTTTAATTATTAGCGTAATTCGTATTCGGGTGCTGACCTTGCAGAAAGCACCCGATATGCAAGGATATGAATTACTTAATCCTACAAAATAATATGTTCACTTGGTTAATGAGATGGATTTATAGAAACACCAGCCCTGCCGAAATGCCTATGGTTTTCTACTGGAAGAATAAAGAAGCAGTACAAGCGAAAGTAACCAGAGCCAAGAATGGAAGCACCATCATGTACATGGAAGAAGAGAAATACCCTTTTCCATCTTTTCCTAGAGCTTACATACTCTTTGGGCATCTCTCAAAGATTAAGCACGAAATCAAAAACCAGATATTCAACGAAAGCTGGGCAAAACTAGAACAAGGGGTAGATAGGCAAGAAATCATCAAAGACATAAAAACTAAACTCTTCGGGAGCATATATGAATTAGCGGAAAAATCTAAGTACGATATGCTTCCGACAATAAAAATGACACCCTCTGTGCGGGAAATCCATAGAGCTTGGACAAAAGTTTCACCCGAAACTTGGAAATTAAGAGATTATCTAACTTTTATTTTACAGGAGGATGATGCCTACAGAATGAGAATGCAGTGGATAGTGCAATGGTTCGGCTGGTTTATGAAGCTCAACCCCGTTAAGAGTTTTGATTATGCTTTAAAGATGTTGGAACATGGTGAAGTAATAGGAGATATGAAAGAAAGAGCCAGACTATTAAGAAGAATATTAATGCTCGTTTTAGAAGACCCAGAAGTGAAGAAAAGGTTTGTGGCTCTATTCAAAGAGATAAATTGGAAAAAAGTTAAATTAACCAAAGGGGATAAATATCACTTTCGTGGTAAATATTTCAAGGTAGACTATAAGTATATTGACTATTGATGACTAAAAAGCCTTTTGAAATACGAATAGAAACCATTTTGGGAGGACATTCACCGACTACTCATTTTTCAGGTGCTGGGCAGTTCAGAGCTTCACTGGGCATTGATCCAGCCCAACCGATAGATGATTTAGACGCTACTACTTCTACTATTGCTTCGGGTCTTTTAAGGCCAGCCGCTTCAGAGAAATTCTCTGGCACTACTATTACATCCGCCCCTTTGTGGCTTGAAACTAACCCTAAAGATTCTTTAGTTTATGTTTTAGATGCTTTAGGTTCGGCTTATACCATCAATGCCACTCTAACCACTGTAACGGCTATTTCTGACGCTGGGGAGCTTTCTAATGGAATTGGGAATGGATTAGAATACTATGATAACTATGTTTATTTTGCCAAGAATACCACTGTGGCTCGATATGGGCCTTTAAATGGCACACCTACCTTGGCAGGAGATTATTGGATAAGCGGAATTTCTCAGACCACTATGGCCAATACCACTTATCCAACTACTTTTAAAAACAACATTCAACTGCCGAATCATGTTATGCATCGCCATTCCGATGGCATACTGTATATAGCCGATGTGGTAGGAAACAAAGGGGCTTTACACACTATTCAAACCGCTACCACTACCGTGGAGGGAGATACAAACAACGGTTCTACTTATTACAAATTGACTTTCGGTTACGGACTTTGGCCTACAGCCATTGAATCTTATGGTTCTGATTTGGCAGTAGCTTTGTATGAAGGCAGTAATACCGGTTTAAGGCAAAAACACGCCAAGATAGCTTTCTGGGACACCACCTCTACGGCTTTTAATAAGATGGTTTGGGTGGAGTATCCAGATGCCATCATCAGTGCCATGAAGAATGTTAATGGCGTATTGTATGTTGTCTCTGGTAACTACCAAACGAGGGGTTTTAGAGTTACCAGGTTCTTAGGAGGATATTCATTTGAAGAAGTCTACTATTCTGAAATAGGCGAACCTTGTTTGGCAGGAGCGATTGACGGAGTATTAAATAGAGTGGTTTTTGGTTCTCACACCACTGTGCCAGAGTCGGATGGTTGTTTGTATGCCACAGGTCTACAAAAGGCCTCTTTAAGCAAAGGATTGTTTAACATCATGCGTTCCACGGGGGGTACTTCTTCTACTAATGTAACTGCTGTTTCCTTCATAGACGCTACCGAATTGGGATTTTATGTTCCCGTAATAGGCTGGACACAAGCAGGGGATGGAAGTGTGGGAGTTTCACATGGATTAGATAAACAAGGCACAACCTATTCTAACGCTCCCTCCGTATTTTGGAGTTCTCTGCAAAGAATAGGGCAAAGATTTAAAATAACTAAAATACATTATCCTTTGGCTCAAACTTTAACGGCTAGTATGACTCTCATTCCTAAACTTTACTTTGATGACGGACAAACTACCAAAACTCTAACTACTATCAACAGTACCAATTACTCAACCAAGACTCATGTGGTGCAGACTTTAGAGGGAGCGACTGGAGAGAATAACTTTTGGCTGGAGTTGAGATGGTCTGGTTCGGCTCTTTTGACAGTTGGATTACCCATTATCATAGAAGGAGAAACTTACGATGAGTGATTACAATCCTAAAAATCCAGATTTATTCAAACAAGTGGAATTACCCGCTCCCACTTTATTAGAATTGAATATCGTTACTCTCGGTTCAGGGCAGTCAGCCTTAAAAGAGGGAGACCTTATTTCCCCTAATTTTCGCACTACTAAATCAGGCTTCAGACTACGCTCTGACGGTGATGTAGAATTTAATAGTGCTACTATTCGAGGACAACTGATTGCTGGCTCGATAGATATTCCCGATACTACTACAGCTAATTCATTTCATGTAGATTCTGCAGGCAATGCTTGGTGGGGAGCGACTACTCTTGCAGGGGCTGTCGCTTCTGTAACCAAAGCTGGGGCTGGCACATTTTCAAATCTAACTATTACAGGAGGGTCAATTTCTAGCACTCCAATTTCTTCTATTCCTAATAATAGCTCTACAGACATTTCTTTACTTGAAAAAACTTGGACAATGGTTTTCTCAGTTACTGATGCGGATACGATAGCTTGGACTGCTGGTACGATTACTTTATCCAATGGTCGGACTTTTGCTATTAGTGCTGGGAATACAGGAAATATGTCGGCTTTAACATATATATATTTAGACCCGTCAGTTTCATCAACAGTTTTGCAGACAACTACCACAGCCGCTACTGCTATGGGAGCAAATAAAATTCTGGTAGGCACAGCACAAAACAACACTGTAACCGCTTCTTTCATTCCTTACGGGCCTGGACAACCTTTAGTAGATGGTGCAAATATAGGAGCATTGTCTATTGTAGCGGGCAACATAGCCGCTAATACTATAACTGCAGGCAAACTTTCTGTTTCTCAACTTTCTGCTATTGCGGCTGATCTGGGGACTATAACTGCGGGTACAATAACTGTAGATTCAACTGGTTATGTTCGTTCGGGTCAAACTGACTATAATACTGGTACTGGATTCTTTCTGGGTAGAAGTGGGGGAGCCACTAAATTTTCTATTGGTAATCCAGCTACTTACTATTTAACTTGGGATGGATCAACTTTGACAGTTAAGGGTACTACACCCGATATTCAAGTATTTACCTCTAGTGGAACTTGGAGCAAACCTGCTGGAGCACTTTTTGTTCGTGTTGTCTGTATTGGTGGTGGTGGAGGAGGAGGGGGAGGTAGAAGCACGAATGATAGTGGAGGTTCAGGTGGTGGTGGAGGTGCTATTTCTGAAAGGATTTTCAGAGCTTCGGATTTAGCTTCTACTGTATCTGTAACAGTCGGAGCGGGAGGTTCTGGTGGTGGAGTTGCAACTAACGGTAGTGCTGGTGGTACATCTAGCTTTGGTTCTCATCTTTCCGCTTATGGCGGGGGTGGAGGAACATCTGCCAATGCAGTTTCTGATTCGGGCGGAGGCGGGGGGGGGAATGGAGGAGTAGGTCAAGCAGGTCAATCTGGGGCTGATAGTTTGGGTGGCAGTCCAGCATCATCGGCTGGGGCAAATGGTGTAAGTGGGCAAGGTGGAGGAGGAAGAACAAATAACTCTGGCAGAAATGCAGAATATGGTGGAGGAGCAGGAGGAGGGAATGGTGATACTTTAGTTGGTGGTAGTTCCTTATTCGGTGCTGGAGGCGGTGGTGGAGGCGGAGAAGAAAATGTCAATGGAGGAGCAGGAGGGAGTGTAGGAACTTATACTGCTGGGGGAGGCGGAGCTGGAGGAGTTACTGGAACACCTGGTACCAATGGGACAGCAGGGACAGATGGAGATACTACGAAATGTGGCACTGGAGGCGGTGGTGGTGGGGGGGGGACTGCTGGGGGTAATGGAGGTAATGGGGGTGCAGGTGGAGCAGTTGGAGGCGGTGGTGGTGGTGGAGGTGCTGATCAAGGGGGTGCAACCGCTGGCACTGGTGGTGCAGGTGGACGAGGACAAGTAATGGTTTATAGCACATAATTATAAAAATAATAAAAATATATGAGAACAAGAGACCACATATTTACAGAAGTTTTAGTAAGAAATAATCGTACCACTACCGATGGTTTTATTACCGATACTAATTTAAAAAATTGGTATACGGAGGCGAATGTCTGGGCGACCTCTTTTCATAAATGGCCTTTCACGGAAGGTAAAACTTCCACCACTTACAGTACGGCCGTAACAGACGATATGGGTAATGCTTTAATTCAATATCCAGAAGGTTGGAAAGCAGACAGTATAAGAATAGTAACAGTCGGAGGCAAGAAACTAGATAAACTAGCTTTTAATTCTTTTCTTAGATTTATTGAAGATAATCCAAATAACACTTCTAGGGTTTATTCAGACTATGCCAGACAGCTTTATGTGAATGTGAATGCTGATGTTTCGGGCACTCTCACTGCTTATGGTCAGTATATGCCGATTGTTGATGTTACAGATGAAACAGGCATTACCCTATTTTCAGATTTTGACGAAGAAGGAAATGAAGCTATTGTGGAAAAAATGTCTTCCTACTTAAAAAGGAGAGAACACTTAATAGATGAAGCCGAATTGCATGACAGTCGGGCAGTGGCCAAACTGGAGGAGATATGGAAAAGAGTATTGGACGAACAACACGCTTATCAAACCAGAAATCAAAATATGTTTGAAGACTTTGATGTTATTAGGGGTCGAGGAGTTAATAATCAATGGTTTCGCAGAGACCAATTTTAATATATGCCACTTTTAGGAGAAACACAGTATTATAAATTAAATCAAAATGGAACGGATAGTTTCCAAGTATTGCCCTGGGGGGGAAATGTTCCTTTTGGCTATCAACCTATTTCAAAGTCTCAATACATTAGCGGTCTTCAAGGAAATTTGAAAACCGCCCAAGATTTTTTGAGTCAGAATAAACCAGGGAGCTTCCCTGGGGGATATGTGAACATAGCCACTGGACAACCTTATACAGGCCTTACTTATAAACCAGAAGATATTAAATCAATATCAGATTTAATAAATAAAGCACAATCCAATCAAGATATATATGCTCCTGGTTATGTCAGTCCAGGTTTTGAGAAATTTGAACCAAACGCCCCCACTCCCTCCGAACAGTATTACACTCCCGCAGAAAAGGCTAGAGTAGCCAATATTCCAAAAAGTTTAGGTGGGACGGGAACAGCCACTACTCCAACACCTGCTCCAGTTTCAACTTACCAAGGAGAATCAATCGTGGATTATCTAAACTCGGTAGGTCAAGCCAGTGATTTTGCTTCCAGGGCTATTCTGGCCAAACAACAAGGAATCGCAAACTACAAAGGAACGGCAGACCAAAACATTCAGTTGCTTCAGAGTTTAAGAAGCAGGCAACCAAGCGTAGGCGGAGGTGCTCCCTCTTTAATAACTAGCACTACCGCAGGTATGCAGGCTAACAAGCCTCCTGCGTATAATATGACTACAGGCCTTTTAACTGATTATGGCAGGTCTCAAGGCTTGCCCGAAGTAAATGCCCCTAAAAGCCCTACACCCACTCCTACAACCCCTCCTGTATCTCCTGCACCTGTCCCACAACCACCTAAAGTAGAAAAAAGTCCCCAAACAATAGTTTCCGAAATTCATCAAGCCTCACTTAACCAAACAGGAGTTAGCACAGTCAAGGCTGAATTAGACAGAATAACCACTGCTTATACTGATTTGCAGAATGAAAAAAACGATAAGATACAGGAAATAAATAACAATCCATGGTATTCCGAGGGAGTAAGATTGGCAAAATTACGCCAACTAGATGCTAAATATGAAAACAAAGAATTGATATTAAGTAATAAACTTAAATTAACGGAAAGTCTATACACTACATCTAGAGAAGATGCTAAATTCTTAACTGGTCAAGCCATAGATGTGTATAAACAAAATCAATTATTCGACCAGCAAACGGTCATAAGAGGACTTGAATTAGCTGAGAAAATATCAACTGCCACTACGCCAGATATAACAGAATATAATTTGGCAGTGAAACAAGGTTATGATAAAGATTTAATAGATTGGTTGAAAGAACAAGCTAATCTAAAAGAACGCATTGCTAGAGCTGGCGCCCCAACTACCACACTTCCGACAACGCAAGATTTAACCACTAAGGAATCATCGGAAGCATTAGGAACTGTCAATAGTATATTAGGTATATTGGATAATCCTAATTTTCAATCAGCCTTTGGAATAATCGGTTTAGGGAAATCAATCATTCCAAATACACCTGAATACACCATCGCCGCACAAGTTCAACAAGTAAAAGATAAGTTAGCTTTAGCCGCTAGGGGATTATTGAAAGGTCAAGGGGCAGTTTCAAACTTTGAAGCATTGATGCTAGCAAATGCGCAAACTTCTCTTAAAACTGGCATGAACCCAGCAGATGCTAGGCAAGAACTAATAAATATTGCTGGGGCATTAGCTACTTCAACAGGTGGTAGAGCAAAAGTTCAACTTAAAGATAAAAGTGGCAATATTTACACGCTTATGTCTAATAGTCGTGAGATAACTAAAGCAATAGCCGATGGATTAAAAGTCAAATACATAGAATAAAATGAGTAATATAGACATTTCAAAATATGGTATACCAATAGAAGACCCAGAAAATAATGAAAGATTTTACGGTGAAACTGAAATTTCAAAATATGGATTACCCGCTGTCCCCGCACCAAAACTCCCCGAGGGAGAAACAGGCTTAAAAGGATTTTCCGTTGGAGTTGCTAAAGGAGGACTACAAACTGTTAAGTCTTTAGGACAAATTGGAACTTATCTTGGAAATAAAGCTGGATTAGGATTTCCTGCGGAATATGGTTCACAAAATGAGTTTATCAGAAAATTATTAAGCGAAGAAAACTTAAAGGCTCAATCTGGGGCGGAGGCTCTAGGGAAATTAGGTGAGTTTGGTGCAGAAGTTTTTGTGCCTGGACTCGTTGTTAACAAAGTTAAAAATACATTGAAAACATTGAGTTATTTGAAGAACACACCTGAAACTCTTAGTGCCTTAGAAGAGAAAGCAGCCTCACTGTCCAACAGAGTGAGAAAGGGTTTAGGCGGAAAGAAAGAAATTCTTGCGTCAGACACAGAAAAAAGAGCAACGGAAATAATGAGGGGGAAAATATCTAGTGATGTTACAAAAAATCCTCCTATAATCCAAAATGAAATCAGAAAAAGAGGTGCAGAAGCTGAAAACTTTTTACGTAAGAATGCTAAACCTATAACAGCTCAAGAGCAAGCGGATATGTTTTCTAAAGCTAGACAAGAAATGGAAAAATATGCTACTAAAACGGAGTTAAAAGCCTACGATGAGCAAATGAAAACTTTTCTTAAACAACTTCCAGGCAGAGGAGGGTACACTACTGATAATTTTTATCTTGCACTAAAAGAATTTGAAGAAAATGTTACTAGGAATTTACCTAAAGGTAAACAGGCTTTACTTGGGGATGCTCAAGGAATCGGAAGTGCCAGGATAAGAGCGGCACAGGATGTACGCAAGGTCGTGAGGGATATGATTGGTCAGAAGCATCCCGAATTTAAGCAGAAAATGTTTGATTTGGCTTCTTTGTACGATGTTTTAGATACTGCTTTAACAAAATCAAGGCAATTCGATGCTACTTTAGTCAGAAAATTTATTGATAATGCTTTAAAAGTTGGAGGAATTGGGGGTGCAGTCGGTGCAGCTTATTTACTGGTGCAAAAAATTTTTGGAGGGAATTCTCAACAGCGAAGTTTCGGAAATATAAATAGCATTGGAAGTAATATCGGTAATCAATAATATATGCAAATTGACTTAAACCATTATTAACAATATAATTAAAACGAATCTTAACCTAACCAAAGGCAGATAGTTAAAAAAAACTATGCCTTACGATATTTTACAAAACAGTTGGACTTTATCTAAAGAAATGGAGCGTTTTATTGCTGAAAAAAAATCAGCTATAGATTTACGAGAACGCAAACATGAAGACTGGGACGACAATTACCTCTTATACAGAAATAAAGTAAAAACTAATAGACTCACTCAACGACAGGCGGTCAATATTCCTCTGATGAAGGAAACTATTAAAACCCTTCTATCAAGAATAGACGAACCGCCTGAAATTGAGTGGAAAGAACTAGGCGGAGATGAGCAAAAAGAGCTTATTTATCAAGAAGTTTGGACTGACCAAGCTAAGAAAAATAAACTGGAACTAATAGATGTGATAGACAAGAAAAATGTCTTGCTCTATGGTATTTCGGCTCGTAAATTAAATATTATCCCAGATGGAGTGGAGGTTTCAGTGCTTGACCCCTATGATATCGCTTTTGACCCCTTAATGACTGCTTGGGATTTAGAATCAGCTCGATTCATAGTACAAATAAATATTTTTAGAACAGTGCGGGAAATTCTAGCAGACGACAGATACACTAAAGAAGGAAAAGAAGAAATAAAGATTTGGGCAAATGCCCCCGAAGGCATCACCTCCAGTGAAAAAAATCGAGAGGAATGGGAAAAGAAGATGGAAAGAATGCGAACGATGGGAGTGCAGAATTCCGAATTTCCCTTATTTGCGGGCGGGGATAGAATTGTCAATTTAACTGAACACTACACAAGGGTTTGGGACACTAAAAAGGAAAAATTTGTCAAAAGAGTAGTTGTCTATGCCGATGACAAGATAGAACTTCTAAATGAAACTTTAGAAGAATTGATAGGAACAGATTTTTGGCCTTTCGTGGTTTGGACTGAAGACCCTGAAACTAACGACATTTATCCTGATTCAGTAGCGGATTTAGTTAGAGTGCCCAATAAAGTTTTAAATGTTTGGTTCTCTCAAATGATCGAAAACCGCACTCTAAAGAATTTTCAAATGCACTGGTTTCTGCCCTCACAAGGCTATACTCCCCAGACTTATACTCCTGGCCCTGGGGTAATGCTTCCAGCCCCGCCTGGGGACAATATAAATAACGTAATTAAACCTGTGGAAATAAGCGGATTGGATGATACTTTGGAGTCTATCAATGCTTTGACTAACATCATTGAAAGAGGTACAGGAGCTACGGCTATTGAAAAAGGACAGCCTGAACAAGGCGTGCAAACTCTAGGAGAAGTGCAGATACTGGTAGGCAAGGCTGGGGAACGAGCTACCGCTATGGCTAAATTCTATCGTATGGCTTGGTATGAATTGGCTTGGAAATGGAATCGCTTGATGCACGCCAACGCCCCAAAGATACTGAAACTCTATAAAATAGGCAGAAGTGGCAAGGCTTTTCCTAAAACTGTCTTAAAGGGCGATTGGGTATCAGAAGCAGGTTACGAACCAATAGTGCAATCTTCTTCAGAGAGAGAAAATGACAACACTAAAAGCGTGCAAAAATTCATGTTTGTTCTTTCCCAATTCCCCAACAATCCAGTTCTGCGTAAAATTGCTCAAAAGAGAATGTTAGAGATAGTTGATTTGTCGCCAGAAGAGCTTAAGCAGGTTGAAGAATCAGAAGATAAATTACAAAAAGAAGCCGAACAGCAAGCTATTTTGGCTCAGCAAGCTCAAAATCCTGAACCTACTCCAGATAATTCTCTGACAAATAGCATTCAAGATAGTCTTTCACAAATTGGGCAATTAGTAGGTTAAACTTATGAAAGAAAATCCATTAGAAAAAATAGATAAAGCTCTGAAAGAAAAGCTATCAATGCTAAAGACTGATAAGCAACATGAGGATTTTTTAAGTGCATTAAATTTTTTAACGGATAATGTTATAGGTAAGGTAACACAAATAAGAGATTCCATTTCTAATATTAAGATTGATGTTCCAAAAGTTACTGTGCCAGACGTTATCGTTCCGCCACTCCCAGAAATCAAAGTCCCTGAAGTGGTTGTAAATGTTCCCGAAATTAAATTACCCAAATTTGAATTTACTGTGCCACCAGCTCCAAAAGCTGAGGTTAGTGTGAACATTCCTCCTATTAAAGTGCCGAAACCTGAAGTAACTGTAAACTATAAACCGCCAACGATAAATATCCCCGAAATTGAAATGCCAGACGAGATGAATATCCGAGGCTGGGTTAGTTTGATGGGAGTAGATCTAGAACATCCTTTGCCAGTGCAAATTCGAGACGCGGATGGTAAACCTATGAATCTTCTTGATGGACTTACTAAAGCTATTGGGGGTATGACAGTTGGAGGGACAGTCAGTAATGTAGCAAAGATCGTTAAAGTTTCGGGGGTTATACAAACAGTGGGGGTTGTTAGTATCAATCCTGATGGTAGTTCCGTAAGTTCTACAACAGGTCTGACAGATACCGAGCTTCGAGCTTCGCACATAGATGTTCAACAAGTAAGTGGGTCAATAGACTCGGTTAATGTCATTGGGACATTAACAGTAAACCAATTATCTGGCAGTGTTTGGAGCGTTTTCGCTACCAATCCAGTGGCACAGGGTGATGTGGCTACTGCTTTAAGAGTAGTAATCGCCGGCAATTCAGATGCTTCTGTTTCTGCGACTCAAGTTAATACTTGGGAGGTAAGACAAGTAAGTGGAGCAATAGATAGCGTAAGCGTTACAAACACTGTCAGCACAAAATCGACTTCCTCTACTTCAGCTACTTCTTCAGTAACTGTAACAACCTCAAGCACTCAAATTTTAGCTTCTAACACAGACAGACTAGGAGCTACGATTTTCAATGAAGCGGGGGATATTTGCTATATGAAGCTTGGGACTACCGCTTCACTAACAAGTTACACAACCCAAATAGCTATCGGAGCTTATTATCAAATACCTTTTGGTTATACGGGTAGAATTGATGGTATCAGTCCCGCGACCGATATTACTTTAAGAGTAACTGAATTAACATGAGCGAATTAAAAAAAATTGAAGAAACTCTAAAGAAGTTTGTGCAAGAGACTAAAAAGTCCAAGCCTAAATATGTCAGCACAAGCACGACAATGGTTTCAGAAATCAGCAAGGAAGTTGCAGACAATTTTATCCCCATTATTCAAGGAATGGCTGATAATTTTAAAATTAGTAAAGAAGAGCTGATAAATATCATAAAAGAAATAAAGATAAATCCACCTGAAGTGAAAGTACCCGAAATTGTTATTCCTGAATTTCCAGCTCCTAAAGTAGTAGTCCCTCCTTTACCTGAAATAAAACTACCCGAAATTGTTATTCCTGAAATAAAGATACCAACTATCAAAACCCCAAAGATAGAGATGCCCGATGAGATGAATATAAAGGGTTGGGTGTCTTTAATGAATTACGACCGAGATTTCCTAACTAATCCTTTACCAGTTCAAATAAGGGATGGTAGTGGTAATCCCATAAAACTTTTTGAAAACTTAACTCAAATTGTTTCTGGCGGAGGAAAGAGTGATTTTATCACCATCAAAGGATTCAGTGCTTCTGCCTATGCTGATTATATCAATGCAGATGGCAGATTAAAGGTAGAAGTGGCCACAGGGGGTGTGGGTCTGACTGATACTGAATTAAGAGCTACGGCTGTGCCTGTAAGCCAAGTAAGCGGGGCAAATTGGTCTGTAAATTCTGTCAATGAATCCACTATTGATGTGCGACAAGTGAGCGGTTCAATTGATAGTGTGAGTGTTATAGGATTTACTGCTTCAGTAGCCGCTTCTTTGATTGATTCTTCTGGCGTGCAGTATTCTGGTTCAAATCCTGTGCCAGTTACCATATCTTCTGAATCTATTATTCTTGATCAGACCACAGACAGCATAGCGGTTCGGCAAGTATCGGGATTTGTGGATTCAGTAAACGTGGTGAATAATAATAGTTTGGATGTACAGCAAGTCTCAGGAGCAACTTGGTCGGTAAGTGTGAATGACGCTTTTAGAACTACAGTGGCATCTAACCTTATAAATTCTGATGATAGGTTGAGAGTATCAGTAGAAACAGGAAGTATTGGTCTAACAAATACAGAATTAAGAGCCAGTTCAGTGCTTGTGGAACAGGTGTCTGGTAGCAATTGGAGTGTCTTTGCAACCAATCCTGTCAATCAAGGAGATGCGGATACTGCTATTCGGGTAGTAATTGCAGGAAACTCTGATGCTTCGGTTGCGGCTACCCAAACAGGTACTTGGACAGTTTTTGCTAACCTAAACGCTGGAACAAACAATATCGGAGATGTTGATGTTCTTACTTTACCATCTATACCAGCAGGCACCAATAATATTGGGGATGTTGATATACTAACAGTCAATGGACAAGCTCCCCAGTTTGGTTCTGGTGTTCGGACAGCATCTACTCAACGGGTAACTGTAGCGACTGATGATGTTGTGCCTGTTACTGATAATGGAGGAAGTTTAACCGTAGACAATGCGGGAACTTTTGCAGTGCAGGCAACAGTGGCTGCTGCTGCCACAAACATCGCTAAAGCCGAGGATGTGGCAAGTGTTGATGCCGATGTCGGTGTTCCTGCGATGGCTGTTCGTAAAGCAACGCCTGCAAACACATCAGGGACTGACGGAGACTATGAAATGTTGCAGATGTCAGTAGGTAGATTGTGGACATCTGCAACAATTGATGCGGCTTTACCTAGTGGTACTAACGCTATTGGAAAACTCGCAGCTAATAGCGGAGTAGACATTGGAGATGTAGATGTAACGTCTGTAAGTGGAAACGTAACTGTTGTCCAATCTACCGCCACTAGTCTTAAAGTTGATGCTTCAGGAGTGGCTGTTCCTGTAACTGATAATGCTGGCTCTCTTACAGTAGATGGAACAGTTACTGCCAATGCAGGAAGCGGTACTTTTGCGGTCAGTGTTGCGTCAGGGGCGGCTACGATAGCTAAGGCCGAGGACGTAGCATCAGCTGATGGTGATGTAGGAGTTCCTTCAATGGCTGTGCGTAAGGCTACACCAGCTAATACCTCAGGGGCTGACGGCGATTATGAGATGCTTCAAATATCTGCTGGGCGTTTGTGGACTTCAGCTACTATTGACACAGCTCTTCCATCAGGGACAAATGCAATAGGTAAACTAGCGGCTAACTCTGGTGTAGATATTGGAGATGTAGATATCACTTCAATCGCAGCAGGGGATAACAACATCGGTAATGTGGATATCGTAACAATGCCGAATGTTACGCTTGCAGCGGGGACGAATACAAATGAAGTGGTAGGAGATGTCGCTCACGATGCCGCCATAGCTGGAAATCCACTTATAATGGGTGGCGTAGCCTCAGCTACCGCACCAACTGATGTATCGACCGATCAAGATGCTGTAAGAGCGTGGCACTTAAGAAATGGTGCACAAGCAACAGTCATCACCGCCGCAGGGGCACTTATTGGTGGTGATGCTACAAATGGTCTTGATGTTGATGTTACGCGTTTGCCTGCCCTTGCCGCAGGGACGAATAATATCGGAGATGTTGATGTTCTTACACTACCCGTATCATTTGATGATGGAGATGCAGATTCTACTACGCTTAGACAAATTTCTGCTAAGTCTTCCTCGGCCACCACAGCCGCAGTATCAGTAGGGGCAGATGCTTCCACTAATATAGTATTAACGAACGCAATAAGAAAATCTGTATCAATCACCCATGCTAGTACCAGTAACTTATATGTCGCCACGGGTACAGCCGTCTCAACTTCATCTTTCCCAATAGTAGCTGGTCAGGTTATAGTAATTGATGACTATACAGGGCCGGTAAATGCCATAGCTGAGGAACAAGCTGGCACAATATCAGTAA